CAGCAACTACATCAACAGTAAATTTAATTATAGACAATGACAAAGAAATTCGTTTTAGAGAAGCAACAGCTAATGGAACAAACTATGTAGCATTAAAAGCACCAGCTTCTTTATCTGCTGATTTAACTTTTACACTTCCTGCAACTGATGGAACTAATGGACAAGTATTAACAACAAATGGTTCAGGTGTATTATCATTCGCAACTCCAGCTTCTGGTATTGCTTGGCAATCTTCAGTTAAAACTTCTGGTTTTACAGCAACTGCTGGAGAAGGATATTTTTGTAATACAACTTCGGCAGGATTTACAGTAACATTACCTGCAACTCCAACTGCTGGACAACAAGTGGCAGTAGTAGATTACGCAGGAACTTTTGACACTAACTCATTAGTTATTTCTCCTAATGGAAATAAAATAGAAGGTGCAACATCTAATTTACAATTAACAGGAGAGAGAGAAGGAGTATTATTAGTTTATATAGATACAACACAAGGTTGGTTAGCAACTTCAGGAATTAATGAAGGAACAGATGCTTTAGAACCTGAAAGTTATGGAATAGAATATTTAGTAGTAGCTGGAGGTGGTTCAGGAGGTAGAGAAGGAATCCAATCTGGTTGTGGAGGTGGTGGTGGTGCTGGTGGATTATTAACATCAACATTTCAAGCTTCACCATCAACAGTTTATACAGTTACAGTTGGTGCTGGTGGTGCTTTAGTTACTGGTGCTGTCGTTGGTAATGATGGTTCAAATAGTTCAATTTCAGGAACAGGATTAACAACAATTACTTGCACTGGAGGCGGTGGTGGAGGAGGAAATGCTTCTTCTATACCAGATTGCGATGGAAGAAATGGTGGTTCGGGTGGTGGAGCTGGTAATCCTAGTTCAACTGCTGGTACTGGTGTTTCTGGTCAAGGATTTGCTGGAGGTGCAGGTGGCTATGGTACCCCTGCTGGTAATTTTGGAGGAGGAGGAGGTGGTGCAGGAGAAGTTGGAAATACAGATGGTAATGGATTTGGTGGAGATGGTGTTGCAAGTTCAATAACTGGTTCTTCATTAACTTATGCTGGTGGAGGTGGTGGTGCTTCTGCAACTCAAGCACCTGCTGGTGGAGATGGAGGTGGTGGTTCTGGTGCTTATAATCCAACAACAACTTATGCTGTTGCTGGAACAGCAAATACAGGAGGTGGAGGTGGTGGTTCAGGAAATGATGCACCTGTTAATAATTCTGGTGCTGGAGGTTCAGGAGTAGTAATACTTCGTATGCTTACAACTAAATATTCAGGAACTACAACTGGTTCTCCAACAGTTACAACAGATGGTTCTTATAAAGTTGTTAAATTTACTGGTTCAGGGAGTTACACAGCATAATGGCACATTTTGCAAAATTAAGAATTGGAAACATAGTAGAACAAGTAGTTGTTGTATCTAATGATGTTGCAACAAATGAAGAAACTGGAGTTAAATTTTTAAAATCTTTATATGGTGAACATACTAATTGGAAACAAACATCTTACAATGGTAATATTAGAAAAAACTTTGCTGGAATAGATTATAAATATGACGAAAATAGAGATGCTTTTATTCCTCAAAAACCATTTATTTCTTGGATATTAAACGAAGATACTTGCCAATGGGAAGCACCAATTCCAATGCCACAAGATGATAATAAATATAAGTGGAATGAATCTACATTGACTTGGGATATAGTAGAAGTATAGTATTTTAAAAAACGAAAGGAAGGAAAATGTCAGAATCTAAAGAAGTTAAGTTTGGTAATTCGTGTTGGAGTTTTGAATTAGATCAAGTCAATCTTTTCGCATTTTGGAAAAATGCTTTTTCAAAAGAAGAATGTCAATCAATAATTAATATTGCAAAAGACAAAGGTTTAATTATAGGAAAAACACAAGGAGAATCTGATGTGAGAGATTCTAAAATATCATGGTTATATCCTGTTGATGGTATTGACTGGGTATTTCGTAGAGTTACAGATATTACATTAAATCTTAATGAAAGATTTTTTAAATTTGATTTATTTGGTTTAAACGAGGGGTTTCAATTTACTAATTACGAAGCACCATCTGGTAAATATGGTAAGCACGTTGATAGATCAATGAATATTCCAGTAAGAAAACTATCTATATCAATTCAGCTTACAAATCCTAATGAATATGAAGGTGGAGAACTTAAACTTTATCAAAGTGAAGAAGAAAATGTTATGAGTAAAGAACAAGGAACATTAATTATATTCCCATCTTATGTATTACATGAAGTTATGCCAGTAACTAAAGGTGAAAGAAATTCATTAGTAACTTGGGTAACAGGAAAACAGTTTAAATAAACATAACTTATGATAAGATAATTACATGATATACTTTATTATTGGATTAATACTTGGTTTATACGCAGAATGGAAGTGGGAGATAGCTAAGTACATTATTGAGTCGGTTAAAGAACATTTAAATATCAAGTAGTCTTGATTTTTGTGCGTTGCACCATTATATACTCTTAAACTAATGGAGAATAAAATGTTTACATTTAAACTACCGACATACGAAGAACTAAAACAAAACTACGAAACATACTTAAAAGATGTTCAGAAGTTTTATAAAGACTGGTATTCGGATATACAAAAGACTTTTAACAAATAACTTTATTAAAACACAATAGTTTGATAAACACACTGCATAATATTAATTGCATTTACAAACTTTGGATTGGTGGGTGTGTCTTGCTAAAGTCTTGCAAATGCTTAAACGACAATGGCAAGAACTCACAACGAAGAATTAATCAGTCTAAAGGGACATATAACAGGAATCCGTAGAGAAATTAAAATACTAGGTACTTCAGTTTATAAGCTGGAGAAAAGATTAGAAAAACTATTCTGGTCTATCTTTATTGCTCTTGGAACTTTAAGTATGGCACTATTAACTTTGTTCTTGGCTAAGTAACTATTGCTTAAATCGGCAAATACAACTAACAGGAAAGGTATATGAAAAATAAGAGAATATTAGTCATATCAGATTTACACTTTCCATTTGCTCATAAAGACTGGCATGGATTCCTTACAAAACTTAAAGCTAAATATAAACCAGATACAATAGTAAACATTGGTGATGAAATGGATTTTCATTCTATCAATGTATCTCACACTATTGACCCTGATCTTCCATCTCCTAAAGATGAATTAGAATTAGGTAAAAAAGAAATACATAGACTTCATAAACTATTCCCACAAATGACTTTGCTAGAATCAAATCATGGTTCTATGGTTTTAAGACGTGCTATGGCAAAAGGAATGACTAAGTCTTTTATTAAATCTTATAACCAAATCTTAGAAGTTGGTAATGGTTGGAACTGGAAAGAAAAGCATTTTATAGATACAGGCAAAGGAAGAATATTATTTGGACATCAGTTCTCTCCTGATGTTTCTAAAGCTGTTGCTCAATATGCACTAAGTGTTGTTCAGGGACATTATCATACAATCTCAGAAGTAAGATTTCATGGAAACGATTTTCATCTAAACTTTGGAATGACTGTTGGTTGCTTAATTAATAAAGATGCACTTGCTATGAATTATATGAGACTTAACTTAAAGAAACCAATTTTATCTTGTGGATTAATAACTAATGGTATGCCTTCTTTAACACCAATGTATTTGAAACGTAACGGAGATTGGGATAACAATATATATATATGAGAGAAGTAAGTTTGAAGGAACTGCTTTTTAGCGAGACTGCTACAAGACTTGGAATAAATAATACTCCAACAGATCAAGTTCTAATAAATCTACAAACTTTAATTCACGAAATAATCAATCCTATTATAAATCAATTTGGCGATATAAAAATAACTTCAGGTTATCGTTCTCCTGAATTATGCAAAGCCATAGGTTCTTCTGCTACATCACAACACGCATTTGGTATGGCAGTTGATTGCGAAGTGTTAGGAGTGCCTAATAAAGAACTATCTGATTGGGTGGTTAATAATTTATTTTACGATCAAGTAATTTTAGAATTTTGGAAACCAGAAGAAGCAAACTCAGGTTGGGTTCATATATCTTATAACAAAGCTAACAATCGTAAAATGTATTTAAGAGCATATAAAGGAAATGGAAGAACAATCTATGAAGTCATTTAAAAAACAAGTTGGTGGAAGCCATTACAAGAAATATAAAATCCAACCAGTAGAATTTATCATCAAAAATAATATTGGATTTGTAGAAGGAAACATTATAAAGTACGTGCTACGTTTTAAAGAGAAGGGTGGAGTTTCAGACTTAGAAAAAGCTAAACACTACATAGAACTACTTATAGATACAACCAAAAGTAGATAATATCATTTAAACCTATTTTAAGGCATAGTGGCTTTAAAATTACGATACACGACAACTAAACCTATAATATCAAAAAAAAGGGGTAATTTGTCGGTTTAAATAGGCAAATTTAAGGAGTTTAAGATAAGATATGTCAAATTATATAGTAACTAAGATAGACCCAGATTATGTATCAGAAACTCACACAATAGGTTCTGAATCAGCACAGTCAGGAGTTATTACTACTGGTTCAGGATTAATAAGGATTTCAACTACTGCTCATTGTCATATTAGGTTTGGTGCTAATCCAACTGCAACAGAAGAAGATTTAATGATACCAGAAAATCATGTAGAAATATTTGCTTTTGTGTCTGGTCAAAAGGTAGCTTTTATTCATCATGGTGGTGGTTCAGGTGAAATTAACATATCAGCAGTAGATTAATATGCTTCCAGCTTTAAGTGCTTTCGCACCACTCCTTACAACAATATTTAAAACAGTTGATAAAGCTATTCCTGATAAAGATTTAGCTGAAAAATTAAAAGCTGAAATGAATATGCAATTAATGCAATCAGGAACAGAAGAAATGAAAGCATCTGCAAAAATTATTGAAGCAGAAGCAAAAAGTAATTGGTATGTTTCTGGTTGGAGACCAACTCTTATGTACTTACTTATTTTAATTGTAGCTTGGAATTATATTCTTAGTCCAATTTTATTTCTTATAATCAAAGTTAAAACACAAGTAGAACTTCCTTCTGATGTTTGGACATTACTTACAGTAGGTTTGGGTGGCTATACCATTGGAAGATCAGGAGAGTCTATTGCAAGAAGTTTAGCTACAAGACCAGTAAACAAGAATCAAGAAAATGGATAGTCTAAAGTTAAGCGATCAAACGCAAGTATCTTTACCTATTAAAAACATAGTAGCTATTGTATCTGCTATCGTTGTAGCTGTTTGGACTTATTTTGGAATCGTTGAAAGACTTAATAGACTTGAAACTAATGAGAAGTTAATGTCGCAAGACTTACTTAAAAAAGCAGAACAAACTCCTAAGAACCAAGAGATGTATATGTTGATTGAGTACCAAGCTAAATCAATAGACAAGCACTCAAAACAATTAGAAGAAAACGTACACACTAAAGTCTTAATAGCACAACTAGAAAAGAAGATAGATAAACTAGAAAAAGAATTAGATACATTAAGAGGTAAGTAATGGGTGAAATAGTATTTGCTTTACTGATGTTTCTTAATGGCAATCTTGAAAACTACTCTCCAAAAAATAACCTTGCAGATTGTTTAGAGCAAAAACGCAAAGTAGAACGTGATAGCAATACAAGTTCTGTAAGAATGGAGTGCAAAGAAATAGAAGCCGTTGTTGAAACTGATAAGCATGGTATTAAAAGAATTAAAGAAATTAAATCAAAATGAACTTCTATCTAGTTACCTATGCAATAAACTTTGTAAAGGTAAATGATGAAAACATTAAAGAAGATGTTGCTCACGTCAGATTCTTTGATAGCCAAAACTTTGCTAACTCACATTCATTTTTAGCTTCACTTAAACAAGTTAAAAAACTTAGGATTACTTCTGTTGAGTGGGATTTGGAAGAATGTAACTGGTATGATTACTATGAAGATATTTCAAATACTATTCACTAAATCGGCAGTAGATAATATTCAATACCATCATTCC